CCCCGTTAAGGGGGCCTCGGTGCTTAGCATCGCTCGCAAGAGTTCCCGCCCCGTCTAATACAGTGTATTAAGCCGGCGGGGTGTTTACCAATCCAATTGGAGATTACCATGGTTGACGGTTATGTCACCCAAACCAGGAAACGATATAATCCCAACAACGTTTCAATGGCGGGCTCATTGCCCAAGAAAGAAACGTTGGTTTATAATGGGAATATCATTACTGGCACGGAGACTGACCTTCGATCTGTGCAGACTACTACATCTTTTCGTAGTAATCTACCGGAACGTACCTCTTTCGATAGAGGTATTGATCAACTGGTGACTCTGATGGGAGATTTCTCCCTCGGTAGTCACCAGTCAGATTACGACACAGGACATTCCTTTAGGACAGAACAAACCTCCTATGAGGTATCGCATCCGCGATACACTTATTTACGAGGTTCGGGTTCTACCCTGAAAGGATTCGTCAATGGGACACTTGTCCCTGACGGGTCGCTAGTGTTGCCACCAGATCCAGGTTTCGACCTGAACTGGTATGCTAACAAAGCGATATCCTCCTGTGCGCCGACCGTTCCGAACGTCGCTGTCGCTGAAACTCTGGCGGAACTTTTCCGAGAGGGCATTACGCTCCCTTGGGAATCCTGGGAAAAGGATCTAAGATACGGTGTCAATCTGAGTAAATCAGCTGGCTCCGGTTATCTTAACCTTTCCTTTGGTTGGGTTCCACTTCTGAGTGATCTCGTCAAACTGATGAATACAGTGGCTAATGCCTCTAAGTTAATCAGTGCGCTTGATCGCGACTCGGGTCTCATGGTGAGACGCAAGTGGCGGGCGCCTATTCAACCAGTGTCTACTAATCTCTTCCCTGACACCCAGATGGGTGTCAACGTAGGAACCAATGGTTCCAATATTTCGGGAGGAGCATGGTCGGATATTTACGAGAATGGGCAACAGACAGGTTCTACCACAACCGCGACCACATCTCATCAAGAGGTGTGGTTTTCGGGCGCCTTCACTTACTATATCAATCCTGGGAAGGATTTGGTAGGTAGGTTTGAGCGTTATGGTCAGCTCGCTAGCGCGCTGACCGGTCCCAGGGTTACCCCTGCGGCCGTGTGGGAACTTGCTCCATGGTCCTGGCTAACCGATTACTTTCTAGATGTTGGCAGTGCACTTAAGACTGCCGATCTATTGCGTAATGATAGCCTGGTTATGAAATACGGGTATATGATGCGGCGTTTTCAAACGACGGTCACTCGTACTAGTACTGTCCGTTTTAAAGGACAGTCGCCGATTGACGTTTCGATCACCAAGCAAAAGCTGGTGAAAGAGCGTTATAAGGCAACCCCATTTGGATTTGGCCTTAACCCTGCCGGTTTTACCGACAGGCAGTGGGCCATACTAGGTGCCCTTGGATTATCCAAGGGTCCTAAGTCGTTATTCTGAGTTGGTAAACACAGAATAGCGCTCGCCGGGAAAGTCCCGGTAAGATAATCAGTCAGGAGATTGCCATGGCTTACGCCGATCCTCAATCAGTTACTATTGGAACGGCCCAGTCGCTTGCGCGCACTGGGTCCGCTATCGATGCTGGCACCTTTTCGAAGGATGACGGCACCGTTCAGTTGACGATTTCCCACTCTCGTGGGAAGCGAATTCGTCGTACTGCCCGTATTAACTATTCCAAAGTTGCGGCGGATCCTCTCATCACTGGCACGAACCTTCGACTTTCGTCGTCGGTTTATGTTGTGATTGATGTTCCAGTCAACGGTTTCACCGTTGCCGAGCAGGTTCAGATCATTACTGGTCTTACAACCTGGCTCACTGCCTCAACCAATGCGAATGCCACCAAGTTGGTGGGCGGCGAGTCTTGATCGCAATTAACGAGATTCTTCTCGTTATGGCGTTCACGACCGTCGCGATACTTGCGATTGGTCTAATTGGAATTTCGTATTTCATTGGATATAATCGCTCGCCGAAGGGTCGTCGGCACTAACGTGCCGGCGGCCCCCTCGGGGGATTGGTAAACGAATCATGGCTAAGGAAGTACCACCTACTATTTAAAGGAGGGGTCTTGAAAAGCCCGATTCATCTCTTGCAACTGTTGCTCCATGATATGGAGCAACGATGTGGCATAAGCACCGCTCGAGATCTTAAAGAGATCTCAAGTCGGTTCGAACATGAGGGTTTCGCCTTTTTGGCGATATCACTCGCATCCTATGGTTCCGACTTCGAAAGAAGTCTGGACCGAGGTTACGTGGCTCACGACCTCTTCATCGGTTTCCGATGGAGGGCAGGGCTCCCCGAATTATTCCGGGGTTTCCTTGAGCATGTGTTCGAACCTAAGAGCGGTATCCTACTCTCCACGCCCTGTGTGGACTGTATTATAAACCTACGCCAGATTACTCTGATGTGGGCCAAAGTTAAGTCCAAGCCAGCGCCCTCTCGCGAGGGAAAGGCAATTAAACAGTATATGGAGTGTGAATCTGATGTGCACAATGTGGATGTATGGCTTACTTCCGAAAACGGAAGCGGACCCGGATGGCGGCGTTCTTTTGAAAGAATGTCCAACCTCCTGTTCCGTGAAGTCTTTTCGGTCATTGATAAAAGAATCTATGACCTTGACTTCGTACCTACCCACGGCTCTGGATCAACGGCCGATCGCCTTACTGGCAACAGTAAGTGGTCGTCCGCTGTCTGGAGTGATAAACTGGCAGGTTTCTTTGACCCTGAGTACCACGGATTTTCCAGGTACTCTTATGGTCTTCAAGAAAGCCTACCCGAGTCCGACTTTCCTCGATATGGTGGGAGTAAATCCCAGCCACGTCGATCTGGAGTCGGACCCGCGCTTGATAGCGAGTGTGCGCAACAGGATCCCGGTCGAAATCACCCTGTAAGGGTAGTTTCAGTACCTAAAACGCTCAAAACACCTAGAATTATCGCCATGGAGCCTACTGCTACGATGTTCGTGCAGCAGGGCATCCATGCGATGTTCAAGGAAGTGTTTGCCATGCCCACCATTAATGGTGAGACTAATATGGCGTATCACTTCGTCAGGTACGATAGCCAAATCCCTAACCAGGAGATGGCGCGTCTTGGCTCCCTAGATGGAAGCCTCGCAACACTCGATCTCTCGAGTGCGTCTGACCGTGTTTCGAATCTGCTTGTAAAGTCGATGCTGCAGCGATTCCCATCTCTTCGAGATGGTGTTGAAGCTGCACGCACTGACAGAGCAGATGTGCCTGGCATCGGTATTATACCTCTTGCCAAGTTCGCATCTATGGGATCAGCTTTATGTTTTCCTATGGAGGCGATGGTGTTCTTAACCGTCGTTTTCCTCGGAATCGAAAAAGCTATGGATACCACTATGACCCGTCGGCTCATTAAGAGCATGATTGGTCATGTGCGCGTCTACGGGGATGATATTATTGTCCCTGTAGATTTTGTGCCTAGCGTAATCGAGCAACTAGAGGCTTTTGGCTTCAAAGTAAACTCGAGCAAGTCTTTCTGGACTGGGAAGTTCAGAGAGTCATGCGGCAAGGACTACTACGATGGGACGGATGTTAGTTTAGTCCGGCTTCGTCGCGGTATTCCTACGTTACGCACTGAAACTGACGAAATCGTCAGCTTTGTTGAGTTTCGTAATCATCTTTATAAGCATGGTTACTGGCTCACTGTAGCTGAGTTAGACCGTTGGATCGAACGAATAATACCGTTCCCTGCAATGGCCGATGGCGCAGGAGGGTTAGGCAAATACTCTTTCTTAGGGTACGAATCCCAGGGATGGGATGCCGCATTACAGCGACCTTTGGTTAAGGCTGCTGTTCTAGTCCACATCAAGAGGAGTTCTCCTCTCGATGGCTGGGCAGCTCTTCTGAAGTGCCTTACTCACATGGAACTCTCACGAGAACCTATGGATAAGGATCACTTGCAGTATTCAGGACCCCCTGTACGGTCAATCATCAAGTACAGGAATGTCCACCCCGATTATGGGGTGGAGGTCGCGGCTAGTTAGCCGCGGCCGAAGGGGAGC